TGCCTTGCGGCACACCAGCCACAGCAGGTCAGTCCGTTTCTGCGGCTTCCGCTTCGCACGCCGCCTGCACTCCCTGCCTGCTGTCTATGAGTTTTTTTATTTCTTTGAGGAAATCGTGTCCTTTTGGCACAAGGGGCGTGTAAAACTCCGAGATAACGCTGGTTCCCACATCCACATAGCCACGCCCCTTTATCTGCTTGAGGAAGAAGTCCTTTGTGGTTTCCCCGAACATCATCCCATAGCCCATTTCCGACATCCGCCCCAGAGCCACACGGAAATTGAACTGGTCACGGATTCCGTCCCCCAGATACTTTGCGTCCGGACGCTGGCAGGCGAGAATCAGGAAGAAGCCAGCCTGCCGCCCAAGCATAACGATTTGCTTTAATTTGTTGAGGACAGCAGCATTTTCCTTTGTGCCGAGCATTTCCATAAATGCCACATATTCATCAAAGATAAGGAAATGTGCCGGAAGCCCCAGATAAGCATAGTTTTCCCCTGTCCGGTAATTCTCCATGAGCTTCATGTCTTCGCTGCGTTTCATCATTTCCTCATAGAAACGGTCAATACAGGTGAGCATATCTTCCTTTTTGTAGTACACATCCGGCATAACCGCCTGTAAATCCGCAAGGTCGGCGTTCTTCGGGTCTAACACGGACAGGACGGCGTTGGTGCGGAGCAGGGCTTCAATAAGGGTCAGGATGAAATAAGTCTTTCCGCCGCCGGTTCCTCCGGCAATGAGCATATGAGGGAGCTTGTCATACTCCCACCAGACATTTTTCATAAGCCGGAGCCTGCCGTCCTTTGCCTGCACGTCCTCAATGGAGATACGGTTGGCAATAGTATCATAAAGTAGGGTGTACTCCACATAGGAATCCTTTAATTCCTTATCCGTCAGCTCACAGTATAAGCCGCTTTCCAGCTTTTTCTCCAAGTTTAAGAGCTGTTCCTGATATTTCCCTAAGGTGATTTCCACACGGATATGGAGCAAGCCCTGTTTCATCCGGTAGTAGATTTTAGGAAAGTAAGTGATGGTTTCTTTGGAACGGCTGGAAGACAAGTCCTTGAAAAAAGCGTCTTCCTTTTTTTGCTCTGATTCATACCACTTGTTTTCCAACACCATCCTTGCCAGCTTTTGGCGGTGGATGAGCTGCTTTACTTCATCCCTGCGGTATCGCCAGAACAGAAGAACTGCTGTAAGGCACACCAGCCCTGCCACGCCCATGCTGAATAACAGGTAGGGGATATTTACATCCTGTATTATCTGGGAGAGGGACACTTCCTGCCAGTTGGTTCCGGCAATCTGCCGGATATGAAACAGCAGGACAACCAGCAGGAAGACAGGGAACAGGGCGGCAAGGGCAGTATGGAATACAAGGTCTTTATCCGTGGGACGGATACGTTTTCCACGGGGGAAAAGCTGCTTCATGGGAACAATCCTCCTTTCGCTTTCTTCTTATATTCCTGTTATTTTACAGGGGGAGCGTCTTTCTTCGGCGGCTGAGGATTCATGGTAGTTCCTTTTTTCAGGACAATATCATCCGCCTTGATGTACCAGTCCACCTCTGCCCCCTGAAAGGTAGCCGTTGCCACGGTGTCTGCCACAGGATTGATGATTTCCACCTCTGCATTGTAATCAAATTCCTTTAATGGCACGCTGGCAGGAATGGAAACCTGAATCATACGCCCCTGTCCTCTGGATTTTAAGTCATAGGTACGCTCCTTGATTTCTTCTGATACCGAGCCGTCTTCATTCTGGAGGTGAACCTCACGGCGGAGGGCAGAAAATTTCAATGCCCCGAATGTTGCTTCTTTGTCAATTACGATTCCGTTTGCTAATCTCATAGTTTGATGTCCTCCTTTTCCTTACGCTTTTACCATATCGTCAGCGTGCAAAATGTAGTTGGTAAAGCCCCTTGTGCCGATTTTATAGCCCTCTGCGGTGATACGGGGATTGACGAGCTTCACACGTTCCTCAAAGTCAAAATGTTTTTCTCCGGCTTCGGCAGGGAGGATAACTACAATATCATCCGCTCTCTGTACGTCCGAATACAGATTGAAGCTGCGGGAGAGTATCGCCATGCGTCCGTTGATTCTTCTCTGTTCTGTTTTGTCTTCTCCGGCAAACTCCAAGTTGCCGAATGTCTTTTCCATGTTGGGGATAACGAATTTTAATTCCATATAGATGTACCTGTCCTTTCTGAAATAATATAGTTGGTTCGATAGCTTCTGTTGATGTTCCACCCGACAACGGAGGAGAACGATTTTTCTCTATCATACAAAACCGCCTTTCTTATTCATGTATGGTTTCTGCTATTCCTGCCATGATGTAATCAGCACACGGCAGGGCGATTGCGTTTCCAAGTGCTTTGCACCGTGCATTATCACTGATGGGTTGTCCTAAATTTCCATATGCCGTCCACCCCTCCGGTAATCCCATCAGGCGCTCACACTCAACCGGTGTCAAATTTCGGAGAACTCCGTCTTTTTCTTCCCCCTCATACCAGAATGAAATCATATTGACTGCTTTTGCCAGCAAAGTTGGAAAAGGTTCATCTGGCCGTCCGAAACTTGCGAGGAAAGCAGACTGGTTTCCTGATTTTGCAGCACTCCGCATACGCCGTTCCTGAAAGGGGCGGATGATGGGTATCTTCCCCCTTGTTTTATCAAGAGATATTCGACTGGCTCCGGCGGCGGGCAGCCCGTAGTCTGTGCAAGGCGGAGGAATCGGGAACATATCGCGGGGCTTAAATAGTATTTCTGCGGAACGCTGTCCTCTAAAATCCGCCACAAGGAAGATTCTTTTTCTTCGCTGAACAAGCCGGGGCTTTCCCCAATACTGGGCGTCCATGAGCCGCCAGCACAGGTCAGTTTTTCCCCCTCGCACCATACCGGCGTTAGCCCATCCTCCAGTAGGAGGCATTGAAATTTCGGTATCGGAAAATGATTGCAGCACGGCTCTAAAATCCATCCGGTCATTTGAAGAAAACGCTCCCATGACGTTTTCCCAAACAGCGATAACTGGATATAACCCATTTGTAGCACACCTCATTTCTTCTATAATTCTGATAGCCTGAAAAAACAGACCTGATTTGCTTCCAGCCAGTCCCTCACGTTTCCCGATTTTAGAAAGGTTCTGGCAGGGAGAGCCGAATGTAATAATATGGACAGGAGGGATGTGTCCTCCATGTATCTTTGTAATATCCCCTAAATGTTCCATGCCGGGGAAATGGCGTTTTGTTATGGCAATCGGGGATTTTTCAATCTCACTTGCCCAAACGGGAATGATTCCATTACGGGAAGCCGCAAGAGGGAACACGCCGATTCCGTCAAACAGGCTTCCTAATTTAAGGGCACACATAGACCGCCTTTCGTTTTACTTTTTCATGTGTTATTTCCATTTTTCTGCTCCTTTCCAGACAATAAAAAAAACACCATCAATGGAAGTCCATTCAATGGCGTTTGTTGTTGTCTGCTAATGTTTCAAGGTAAAGCAGAAAGCTCAATAGAAAAAGACGCAAATCTCAAAAATGCGTCTTTTTCTATCTTCATATTCATTTTTTATAAAAGCACTGTCTGCCTGCTGTCTGCAAAGCCTTGATTTTACTGGTTTTCTACTACCATCCTTATCAAAGCCTTACTAATTCTGCGGTTTCCACCCTCTCTTTTTTCACTCCATCCAAACTTGTTCAATAAAAAAAGACCAGACATTTCGCCTGATCTTTTCATACTAATCACTCTAATCACTTATTTTTTTCGCAACTGCAATATTGGTACAACTTTTTCCTCTACCTTTAAGGTATCTGGACGCAAATGAAGAAGTTCCTCCATATCTTCCGGATATAAAGTCACTCCATTTTTTTTGAATAAATCCAATATTTCTTTCGCCGTAAGTACATTTTGCTCTATCAGTAAATCAATGGCTCCTTGAAATATATTTTCATTCAAGGAATATGGTACATCGCCAGGTTCTTTAATTCTCCACCCATTTTTTGAAACTTGACGCATTAAATACTGATACTGGTTATCAGACATAATGCCCAACTGGTGTGTCCGGTAAATCATTGCCTGAATAGATACCTTCCACTTATTTTTTAAGAACTGATAATATTTTAAATCTGTAGGATATGAAGCAATGTCTTTACCAAAGCTGTCTCTAGGTAACAAAAATGCACTCGCAAACATGTTCGCCTGACGTTCTCTTGCTTTAAACTCATCTTTTGTTATAGCTTCCAGATCCTCACTCCATGGATGCAATAATATGTGTCCCAACTCATGAGCCATGTCAAAGCGAATTCTGCCTTCTGGTCTGTTTCCTAATGCAACTGCAATAAAATAAATATCATTTCCCGCCACTATAGTTCGCTGACTAAACGCATCTATTTTATCTTCGTTGGTATCAAATCCCGTTACAATTATTCCATTTTTTTCTAAAAGATACTGTAAATCCTTTATTGGTCCAGTACCAATATCCCAATATTTTCTTACTTGAACAGCAATATCCTCTATTTCTTGAATTGCATCATCGTTCTCACACTCAAATACATCATCACATCCTACAAAATCAACACTTGGTAAATTCATTTCAGGAAATGAAATGAATTCCAGAAGTATCTCATACATTTTTGCTACATATTCCAACTTAATACTCTGCGCTGTTCTATCTTTCTTTGTAGCACTTGCCAATGAACGAAAATAGGTTGTTTCTGTTTTTGCAGCATAACTATCCTTTTGAAAAAAGTAATCATACGGAAAGTTAAGCTCTGATGCCAAGAGCCTAACTTTCATATAATCTGGTGTGTTATTATCATTCTCATATAAAGAAAGTGACTGCTTACTGATTTCAGTCCGCTTCGCTAATTCAGTAAGCGTCAACCCTCTATACATTCTAGCACTTCTTAATCTCTCACCGTAAAACTTTTTTTCTATCATAATCAATATCTCCTGAATTTATTATCAGGCCTTTTTCTCGATTTCCCGAAGTTTTGGCTTTATACCACTCTTTATAGCAACTAAGCCCTTCTTATCCGGCTTCGCATCTTCGTCTATATCTTCTGAAGGCCCAATATCTGTAAGCCGTGCAAAGTCTGGTTTAATATATTGCATAAGAGACGCTTCATCTACAATATTAAAATCTTTATCTAAAAACCTCAGTTTAATATCTTTGATTTCCCCATTCTCCGCTTTATATGCAATAATATAATGTTTATAATCTTCTTCTACATTAATCATTCCCTGACTAATTTTTTCAAAATCCTGTTCCAACACATCTGTATCAAAAATCGTGATTCCAAAATCTTCTAATGTCATTTGTCTTTCTTTCGCAATACAATCCTTATTTTCGACATAAAGAACTGATTGTAAATAGTGTGGATTTTCACGATTTTTCTTTTTGGGAACGCCAGACAATGTACCTTCTGTCATTATCGAATAGGTAATATGCTCTTTTCGATCAATGACCATTCTTCCAGACCAACCATACCTCTGAAAAGGAACAAGATCAATATCATCTTTCACCACATGTGTTCTTAAGTTTGTATTGATATTGTCCCCTCTTAGAAGTATAATCGCATTATTAGTTTCCCGATGATTTTCTCTTAAATATTGTTGCAAATCATCCCCGATAGCTTTCTCTATGCAATAAACAATTTTTCTGAGTAAATCATCATTGATTACAATTTGAGTATTTCTATTCACGTCCAACGAAATTACCTCCTAACTTTATTCTGTTTTTAATTTTTACATAAAACATTGTTTTTGTCAAGTAGCACTTCGTTTTCTTTTTAATTTGTATACTCCAATGTTAATAACTAAATCCTGTGAACATAATCCAGAGAAATCCATCCATTACGATTTTTCTGATAAGATTTCAGAAGCCCCCAAAGGCTCGCACCCTTGCCTTCTACTTCTTCCACAATAGTGAAAGCACCTTTTCCCGTGTACTTACCTGTTTTATCGTAGTCTGTTCCCGGACCCTTGCGGATGTTCAAATCTTCGATGGATACTCTCACAAGATACGGTGTAAATGTATCATTGGAATAAATCACTTTACCAGATTCATCAAATACGGAATATCCCTCATTTTCATCCGCACACCTCTTGGCATTTTCCAAACTGTGAAATGCACCCTTCTGTGTGGCGGCATCTGTCCATGTCTTACGCACACGATACCAGACTTCCTCCGGTTCTGTTGTCTCGCTCTTAATTCCAATCATTGTATTTAAGATTGTAATAATCTTTGCACCATATCCGGCTCCTGCTGCCCACCCCTTTCCGTCTGGATTTTCTTTCTGTCCAAGCCACTCCACATATTCCGCACAGCCTCTTGTGACATACTTAAAGCGTGGATCAACACATTCACTCTTTAAATCCACTGTGGAAGCATAGGCTTTCAAATGCTGAACCTGCGCCCTGATACCAAGCTGTGGTGTATCAAAGGGATTTCCTTTCATTCCATTTGAAGTCACTCCCATGCCGCAGAAATTATTCTGGTCGAGTGTAACTGCAGAACCGGAGAATCCAAAATTACCTGTTTCCAGACAGGACTGTGCAAAGGCAATATCACCACGGACACCCTCTGCCTTTCCTTCCAAAAGATAAAGCGGAATCATATCAACAACCGACTGTGCAACATCTGGATTCTTTTCTTTAATATAAGCTGTCATCTGCTCCACCGTTGCCACTGCGTTACCCATAATCTTTGTAAGAGCAGTTTCTTCCTTTTTCGTTACTCCATAATAGGAAGCAATACATTCTGCTTCCGCTTTGGCGAGCTTCTGCAGATTACTGTCACTGGAAAGCCATTTTGTTGCTCTTGTATTGGTATGGAATGAATGCTCCAGAATAATACCCGGTGTTCCTACCGCATTTGCTCCACGAAGCACTCCATAGTATTCTCCGTTTGTACCCTGACGTGTTGCGGTTCTTCCACTCTGTGCAGTTCCCATCACTGCCTCCACAACCTTTGCCAGCTTTAGACCAATATCCGTGCTGCTTCCATTTAAAAGGACATATGCCACCGGATAATCCACATTTTCGTTTACACCATTGCCTACAGCATTGGAATGGACAGAAATAAAGAGGTTGCAGCCCTTGGAAGCCGCACCTCTTTCATACAATGCTCTGTCCGTATTCTGATTTGTCCTTGTGGTTACCACACCGATACCAAATGCCTCCAACTCCTTCTTAAGATAATTATGAAGTTTCCAAGTCATGTCCGACTCATAATAAGACGAAACCGCAGGGCTGCGGTTGTATTTACCGTAATGCCCTGCGTCCAGACATACCTTTATTGCCATATTACTCATCCTCCTTTTTCTCATCAGCTTCTTCGTGCAGCTGCTCCAATACCTCTTTCAGCTTCTTTGGAACCGGAAGTCCGATAAGGGCAACATTCTCAATAATGGAAATTCCCTCATTGGATAAGTAAAAGAAAATGACTGCGGTGCGGAGTACACTTCCGTTCTGGATGACCTGCGTATCAAGCACATGGCCGATACCTACCAGACAGAAGATTGCCACCTTTTTGCAGATGCCTTTAAAACCAACCTCGCTGGATACCTTTTTCTGTACGAATGCTGCCATAAGCCCGGTGACATAATCGATGACCACAAACATAAGGAGTGCATACAGAAAACCATCCAATCCTCCAAGAAACCAACCCATAAAGCCTCCTATTCCTGCAAATACATACTGCACTGTTGTTACTGCCTGTCTCATAACTGTTACCTGCCTTTCTTTGTTTTTTGGTATGAAAAAAACAGCCCGCAAAAGGCTGTTTGATTCCAAAACTATATCTGATCTGGCATACTGTCCCATAACCTCATATCTTCCTGACCAAGACTCCATATTGCAATCCCTGACACGCCATAGGTGTATGCTGCTTCATTTGCCCAATAGACAATACTGTCCACATCGGAGTAATACATAATAGAAAAACCATCCGCATCTCCAAGATACATCCTCGAAAGCCAGACATTCAAATCATGTGGTACTACCTTCATTTCATAATCGTTGCCACATTCCAGTGACATTTCATGGGAATGGAAAAAGTCGTAATCCATAGAAATATCCTGGCTTCTTGTGCTGATTTCCTCCACATCAGAATTGACACGGAACAATTCAAATTCATTATCCCATGAAATTCCGGTACGAGTACATCTTCCAAAAGTAGTCTGCTTTCCATCCGGGAAGGTAATATCAAAACACTCATAAGGTTCATAATACCATGCATCACCCAGTCGCAAGAGGTCACACACCACTCCCTTCTCCGCCATGAATCCCACATATCCAGTTTCTGCAGTAATGGTTGCTGTAAACCTTAGTGTGTAGGCAGCACCGGAATATACTCTTACCTTATTTCCACGGATTCTCATTTCCACGGTATATAGGCTTGGATTACTCCGTAAATCTGCATTTGAGGTCTTACTGAAAGAAGATGCATAGCTGCCAAGTTTCTTACTTCCCTGATACAATTCCACACACTGGGTATCGTAATTTATACAGCAGAAAATGCTTCCAAGAAACACTCCTGCCTTACCACCTCCCGATGATTTAAAGGCAAATCTCGCCCTCACATGGATTTCAGAAAATCCGGTGTAATCCAGTGCTAGTTTTCCACTGCCTTCCAGCTGCGAATACTTACGGACACGGTCAGAACTTTCATCCTTCCAAATCTTCCACGAACCGTCAAGCACTGTAAAATAGTTGGTAGGGATTTCTGAATAATCACAGAAATCTTCATACCATACAAGCGCACTTTCCGGCTTTCTGCGAAGTACCTCTGCAGTAACCTTAAATGCCCTATCGGGTTGTACCATTTCTCCGTTCACATCCATGAATTTTCTTGGCTTCAATCCATAGTACACTTCCCCGGCAGTCGCTTTCTGTGAAAAATCCGAACATACCCGAAAGCCATAAAAAACCACCCCAGGCACTCCACCGGACACAGTAATGGTGTGCTTTCCTGCTGACAAGCTGACTCCACTTTTTAATATCCTCCAGAATTTTTTTCTCCAATATAAGAAATACATCCTTGATTCCGACAGCATCTGACTGTCCCCATCAAGACTGATTCCGATGCTATTCTTATCCCATCTTGGATAGACTATCTCAACTGCCACATCATATGTTCCGGCTGTTGGTACTTCAAATGTGTATTTCAGCACCGCTTCTTCATCCAAAACAGACGCATATCCTTCCCCAATGACTGCATTGCCAGAATAAGAATCCGGCACACCATCTCTGTCAACGCTGATTGTTCCAAAGGATACCTCCTGCTGTTTCAGATAGGTTGTAAGATATTTTCTGCCACTATAGGTTTCTTGCTTTGTCGGCTCTGCTATTTCCCTGCTCGTATCCCATCCTTCCATGAAGTCATACACCTGAAGCAGTCCCCAAGGGACCATATCCGTCCAATCCCAATAAGAAAAGAACGGTATAAATGGTTGCGGTGGGGCATCCCCTGTATGATTATATAAGCCCTCCATCCAATATTTCGCAGCATAATAGGTAAGGCTTGTTCCCCTATAAGTCGTGCCAAGATTCTCCGTAGTATCGTATATCTGCCATCTCCATCCATATCCAGGAAGTCCCATCATGATTTTGTCCGGGTTCATTGCATTGGCAGCATAACTGTAGATGCCTTCAAGCCAGCTTCTCGGAGATACCGGTCCCGGTGCTGAACCCGCCCAACTCATACCATAACTCATGATTGCTGCTGTGTCGCAGTATGCATCCAAATCGGCATACACGCACCAATTCTCGCCGCCAACCGAACCGCCAACACTGGTCATACCCGGAAGGCAGATATTTACATGAAGGTTTGCTCCCTTTGCTTTTACAGTAGAGTAAATCCGTGAGAACAGCGCATTTGCCTTTGTTCGGTTCGCCAACTCCCCTCCACGTTCCAAATCAATATCTATCCCGGAACACCACGGATATTTGTCAATAATTCTCACGATTTCTGAAAGGAACGTATCCTGTGCGCCATTCGTATTCTCTCTGAGTGCTGTAAAAATAGATGCAGTACCATGATTCATAATGGTCAGAAGCCATTTAATATGTGGCCACTTCTTTACATAAGGAAGGATGGTACTGACCGCAGTTCCCGTCTCGCTGATTGTTCCATCTGCTGAAACTTCAAAGGTAAAAATACCAACATGAGACAGCTTATTTCCTTTTTCTCTTAACACCTGATGCATTCTCGTATTTCCCATGAATGTCCATGCCATGACATTTCGGTTACTTGCCCTTCTCACATCCGTTTTCCTCCAATCCCATCTGTTATATAAAAGGTTCCGGTACAATCTTCTAAGACCACATTTACGGTAGCCTTTGCCACCTTCTTTTCTTCATGCGTATTGATTGTCCCGGCAAATCGAATAAACTCCATCCTTACACCTCCTGTGCATCAAAGGTGTACCTCTTCTCTGACACATGGGAAACCCATGCGGTTGCCACCGAACCACCCTGCATCATAATATCCGTAAAACGCACAGTTCCTGTACAGTCCTGCACCACAACTCTTACCGTCAGTTTTTTCACTTTTTCTATTCCGGTAACACTGACCGCTCCTGCTGACCTTGTAAAATACATTTCATGCACCTCCAAAATGGACAGAAAAAAAGCACCTCCGAGGAGATGCCTTGTTTCTACTATATATTTACTCTTCTTCCATAAATGCCTGGTATAAACGCTTTGCTTCTGCCGCATTAGTCGTTTTCTTATTTTGCTCTACTATTTGAACAGTAAGATCTTGTTACATTTTTTTCGCTACCGATTTTGTCGAAGCTCTTTTGTTTAATCGCAATACCGCTCTTACATATTTTTGAACTTTAGGTGATTTAACAGTTGGAATTTTTTCTCCCCTGAATCCCATCTCTACAATTTTAGGTTTTTATACCCATCTGCTATCCCTCTCTTTCTTTTTGCTCCTGTCTGTAATAAAATTGATTCCATAGATATCGAAAAAAGTTCATAAAATTTTAGCAATTAAAGGCATTGATTTTTTGCTGTAAATTGCATATAATAAAAACACAGATAGAAATATTTGTGCAGCGGTTAGAGCGTCCAGTTAA